AAGACCTTAAAAAGCCCATTAGTTCTGCACCTAAAAAATCTATTAAACCTAAAGCTCGCCCAAAGAAAAAAGCTCAAGGTCCAACTAGACTTGGTGTTATGACACTAGATGAAAAAATGGAAGTAGCTGCAGCTAACAAGTCTACTAAAGCAGCACGTAAAAAGATGGGTGAACTTCCAGCACTACCAAAAGGTACAGATACTAAACTACCTAGTCAGTCTGCAGCATTTAATGCTTTCTTTAAAAAGAATAAAGCTAAATATAAAAAAGATAATGGTGGCTTTAACACACGCCAAGCTTTAAAAGATTTTAATGCCAGATCTAAGTAAGTCCAAGTTTCATACACAAGGGTACACTATTGCATCTACTTCGGCAGATGCTAGTGCTACCGCTGTGTATACTTGTCCTTCTAACTTTAGTGCTATTACTAGGTATCTACATATAAGTAATAGTTCTACCTCTACTAAGAAGGTGTTTGTACAGTTTTACCATGCTGGTGATAATGAGTATCACTACATAGCTAATGGACTTAGTATGTCAGGACACTCTGTAGCTAACCTAGTTAATGGTGGTTACTTTAACTTACACTCAGGTGATAAGATTTTAGTATATGCTGAGACTACTAATACTATGGAAGTACTTGTTTCTGTAGAAGAGTACTTTGACCCGAATCGCAGTTAATGCATAACGGGGTTGCAATCTTATCTATAGTATGATATAACTATTTATGTAAAACTACTCCTGCACAAATAAAAGGAGTAGTGCTATGTTTAAGAATATTTTAAAAGTGATTCAAAAGAATCAACAACGAAGAGCAGACTATTGGATACTTATGAATATGAGTGACAAAGAACTGCATGATATGGGGATCAGTCGTGGCGAAGTTAGGCAAAAAGTCTACGGTTAATGCAGCGGGTAATTATACTAAGCCTAGTATGCGGAAGCGCCTCGTTGCTTCCGTTAAAGCTGGTGGGAAAGGTGGAGCACCTGGACAATGGAGCGCCAGGAAAGCCCAGATGGTCGCAAAGCAATACAAGGCAAAAGGTGGGGGCTATAAGTAATGGCCCTCTCTAAATCACAAAAAAGCCTAAAGTCTTGGACTAAGCAGAAGTGGAGAACCAAAAGTGGTAAGCCATCGACGCAAGGTCCAAAGGCTACAGGCGAAAGGTATTTACCTGCAAAGGCTATTAAGTCTCTTAGTTCTTCTGAGTATGCCGCTACAACACGAGCAAAACGAAAAGGCACTAAGGCGGGTAAGCAGTTTGTGGCTCAACCTAAAAAAGTTAGAGCCAAAGTAAAACCGCATAGGAAAGTTACATGACAGAAAAGCAACAGAAGTTTCTTGATGCCTTGTTTGGTGAAGCCGAAGGCAACCCAGTTAAAGCACTTAAGATTGCAGGGTATGCTCAGGGAGAATCCTCTGCAAGAGTTATGGCTCCTTTAAAGGATGAGATAGCTAACCGTACCCGTGACTTTATTGCTACCAATGGCCCCCGTGCTGTTTGGTCCTTGATGAACGTTATGACTAACCCAACAGACTTAGGGAATAAAGAGAAGATGGCTGCTGCCAAAGACTTCTTAGATCGTGCTGGTTTTGTAAAGACCGACAAGGTAGAAGTCAAATCAGAAAGCCCACTATTTATTTTACCTCCTAAAGAAAATGAAGCTTGATAAAACTTGGAAACTTCCAAAGCCTGACAAAACCGAAAGTGGCTATGTCTGGCACCCAGTAGTAAGAGTAGGTAGACAAGTACCATTTGGGTACTCACAAGATCCAGATGATAAAGATATTATTATACCTATTCCAGAAGAACTAGAACTGTACGAACAAGCAAAGAAACACCTAAAGCAGTACAGTTACCGTGATGTAGCCAATTGGTTAAGTGATCAATCAGGCCGGCATATATCACATGTAGGACTATATAAGAGAGTTAGACTTGAGCAGAAGCGTAAGAGAGAAGCTGCAAACCAACGCTACCTTGCCGAGCGGTACAAAGCGGCGCTCGACAAAGCAGAAAAAATTGAAGCCCAAATCCGTGGTGGTAGAGAAGAGTGCAGCCCAGCCGAAGCCTGAGCCTATTGACATTGAAGAAGCAATCCGTGAAGTTATCTTTGAACCCAATGAGGGGCCACAGACAGACTTTCTAGCTTCTACAGAACAAGAAGTACTTTACGGTGGATCAGCAGGTGGGGGTAAGTCCTACGCAATGATTGCTGACCCTGTGCGGTACCTAAACAACCCTAACGCTAGGATGCTTCTTGTACGTAGGAGTACAGAAGAACTTAGAGAACTTATCTCAGTATCCAAGCAGCTTTACCCTAAAGCTATTCCTGGAATTAAGTTCATGGAACGAGATAAGACTTGGGTAGCCCCTAGTGGTGCAACTCTCTGGATGTCTTACCTAGACCGTGACGATGACGTTATGAGATACCAAGGTCAGGCCTTTAACTGGATTGGCTTTGACGAACTTACACAGTGGCCTACTCCATACCCTTGGAACTACATGAGGTCACGACTTAGAACAACTAGAGCTAGTGGCTTACCGCTCTACATGAGAGCTACTAGCAATCCTGGAGGTCCAGGACATCAGTGGGTCAAGAAGACCTTTATTGATCCTAGCACTCCTAGTGAAGCATTTTGGGCAACGGATACAGACAGTGGTGAAGTTATATGCTGGCCGAAAGGTCACACTAGAGAAGGTGAACCACTGTTTAAACGTAGGTTTATACCTGCTACCTTATTCGATAATCCTTACCTAGCAGACGATGGCATGTATGAGGCTAATCTTCTGTCGTTACCTGAGCATCAGCGAAGGCAGCTACTAGAAGGTGACTGGGATATTAATGAGGGAGCTGCATTCCCAGAGTTTAACCGTAAAGAACACGTAGTAGAACCCTTTGATATACCTAATAGCTGGGTAAAGTTTAGAGCTTGTGACTATGGTTATGGATCTGCTACAGGGGTACTTTGGTTTACCGTAAGTCCGTCTGAACAATTAATTGTTTATAGAGAAATGTATGTATCTAAGGTTACAGCTTCAGATTTAGCTGACCTTATATTGGAAGCTGAAGATGGGGAAAAAATGCGCTATGGTGTTTTGGATTCTAGTTTATGGCATAACCGTGGTGATACTGGGCCATCATTGGCTGAACAGATGAACATGAAAGGTTGCCGTTGGCGTCCTTCAGACAGATCAAGAGGCTCTCGTGTAGCTGGTAAGAACGAAATACACAGACGCTTACAAGTAGATGAGTTTACAGAAGAGCCTCAACTGGTATTTTTTAATAACTGCACTAACACTATTTCCCAAATACCTGCAATACCTTTAGATAAAAATAATCCTGAAGATGTAGATACACATGCAGAAGATCACTTGTACGATGCCCTAAGGTACGGTATAATGACTAGACCAAGAAGTAGTCTATTTGATTTTGATCCTAACAATCACAGAACAGGGTTTCAAGCTGCAGACGCAACCTTTGGCTATTAAGGATAAAACATGGAAGAAGAATTTGAAGACATGATGATGGATATGGAGGAAACTTCATCCATTAAAGATGTTAAAAAGGAAGAATACTCAGACCCTGCTGCAGGACAGATTGTTCATTTTGTACGAGAAAAATTTTCTAAGGCTGAAACTGCAAGAGAGCTTGACGAACAGCGTTGGATTCAAGCTTATCGTAACTATCGTGGTATCTATGGTTCTGATGTTCAATTCACTTCTACAGAAAAATCAAAAGTTTTTGTTAAGGTTACTAAAACAAAAGTACTAGCTGCTTATGGTCAAATTGCAGAGGTGTTATTTGGTGGTAATAGATTTCCTATTAGTATTGATCCTACCGTTCTCCCAGACGGTGTAGAGGAAACAGTTAGTTTTGAAACAAATGCAGAACAACGTAAGGCGGCTGAAGGATTGCCTGACTTACTTCCTGGTGAAACTTATCCAGAGCTTCTTGAACGTGCAGCTGGACTTAAAGCTAGTCTAACACCAGTAGAAGACATCTTAAAACCAGGCCCAGCTAAAACTCCTACTTCTCCACAGTTTCATCCTGCAGATGTAGCTGCAAAGAAAATGGAAAAGAAAATTCATGATCAGTTAGAAGAGTCTCATGCCAAGAAGCATCTGCGTGCTGCGGCATTTGAAACAGCTCTATTTGGTACTGGCATTATGAAAGGTCCATTTGCTGTAGATAAAGAGTATGCTAACTGGGACGAAGAAGGCAACTATTCACCAGTATTCAAAACTATCCCACAAACTACTTCTGTTTCCATTTGGAACTTCTACCCTGACCCAGATGCTGCTACTATGGAAGAGGCAGAGTACATTGTAGAACGTCATAAGATGTCACGTTCACAGTTACGAGCATTAAAAAACCGTCCTTATTTCCGTGAGAATACTATAGACAATGCTTTACGTCTTGGTGAATCCTACAACAAAGAGTGGTGGGAACATGCTATGGAAGATAACTCAGAGCAAGATCAAGCTCAGCGGTTTGAGGTTCTTGAGTTTTGGGGTTTTGTAGATACAGAAATTTTAGAAGAACAAGATATAGATATTCCTAGTGAATTAAAAGACTCAGAACAACTTAGTGTAAATGCATGGATTTGTAATGGACAAGTATTACGTTTAGTGATGAATCCGTTTACTCCTGCTTACATACCTTATTTTGCCGCACCTTACGAGATGAATCCCTACAGTATTTTTGGTGTAGGTATTGCGGAAAACATGGATGATACTCAAACCCTGATGAATGGGTTTATGCGTATGGCAGTGGACAATGCAGCACTGTCAGGTAACTTGCTAATTGAAATAGACGAGACTAACCTCGTCCCAGGGCAAGACCTCTCCGTGTATCCAGGGAAGGTGTTTCGGAGACAGGGAGGGGCACCTGGTCAAGCAATCTTTGGCACCAAGTTTCCTAACGTATCTAATGAAAACATGCAGATGTTTGACAAAGCAAGGGTATTATCTGATGAATCAACGGGCTTCCCATCTTTCGCACACGGACAAACTGGAGTATCAGGAGTGGGAAGGACTGCTTCTGGCATTAGTATGCTTATGTCTGCAGCTAACGGCAGTATACGAAATGTTGTCAAGAACATAGATGACTACTTACTAGCACCATTAGGCAAAGCATTCTTTAACTTTAATATGCAGTTTAACTTTGACTCAGATATTAAAGGTGACTTAGAAATCAAAGCCCGTGGTACTGAAAGCCTGATGGCTAATGAAGTACGTAGCCAACGACTGATGCAGTTCTTGCAGGTTGTACAGAATCCTGCACTAGCACCGTTTGCACGTATGGACTATATTGTACGTGAGATTGCTAAGTCTATGGATCTTGATCCTGATAAGGTTGGCAACAACATGGCACAAGCAGCAGTACAAGCTGAAATTCTTAAAAAGTTCCAAGAGGCTAATCCCCCTGAGCCAGAACCTGGTGTACCACCACAAGGTGGTCCTGAGGGCGCTCCAGCTGGCGCACAGGTACAGGATACTCAAGGTAGCGGGGGTGGTACTATAGGTACTGGTACAGCTCCTACACCAGGAGAACAGGGCTTCTCAGGTAACACTGGCGAACAACAACAGGTACAATGAAACTAGTCGTGAATAATACACTAAAGCCTTTTGTAAATAACCCTGAGTTATACACTCCGTTTATCGAAGAGATTGCTGAACGGATAGCCTTTACACATGTAACACTAGAACAGTCTAGGGAAATTGATGAGATCTACAGACTGCAAGGTGAGATACGTGCACTACGATCACTATTAAAGTTGAGGGATAAAGTTAATGCCTGAGCAGTCTATAAACGAGCAAACCAGACAAATGATGGGTATG